ACGATTATTCAATATAATTTAGTAGCTAAATCTAAAATAAATCAAAGATTAGAAAATAGATTTAGTAAAATGACAGCTATGGAAACATTAAATTTATTAAGTATAAATAAAACCTAAACAAATGAAACACTTTCTACAACACAAAAAACCGCAATTAACATTTGCATTTTTAATGGCAATTTATTTAATCACCCAATTAGCAAGAGTATGAAAAAATTTGAATATTTAATAGACAAAATAGTAGATTTAAAAATAGATTTATTTAAAGAACAAAATATAAATACAAGATTAAAAAATGAAAATAAAGCACACGAAGTTATGACTGCAAATTTAAAATTAGAATTAACAAATTTAAGATTAATAATAAATACTAAACAAGAAAATAATGAACAATAAAAACCCAGTAGGACGCCCCTACAAATGGAAGGAACAAACGGAATTAAAACGATTTCACAGATTTTTACCATTAAAAGCAATGCCCGAAATATTAAAAGCAATCGACGTAATTTGTAAAACTTATAAAAATGACAAAATATAAAAACGATCCAACAGAGGACCACGACTACGAGCCAAGTGCATCGGATAACTTTTGGCTATCACAAGATGACCAGAGCGATGAAGCTAAAGAATATGTAAACGAACTCGAAAAAAAAATTAGAGTTTCAAAAATCGCTTTACAATTTCTTTACGATGTAGCAAAGCAAACGGAACTAACTTTTTTTGAAAATAAAATAAATCAAATAATCAATAATTTAAAATGAAAACAATAATAAATTACAAAGGATTTGAATTTGAGTGCGATGTTGACTATCAACCAGAAGAAAGAGAAACATACGAATATCCAGGATGCGTAGCAGAATGGCAATTTTATAATATTACTTTAAATGGTATAGATGCAACAGAATTACTAGATTTACAAATAGAAGATTTTGAAGAAGAAGCAATTAAACAACTAACAAATAATTAAAATGGAAGATTGGATACAAGAATGCGAAAAATTTCAAACATGGTTCGCGAATTTAGGGGGTGATATTTCAAACAACGAGCAAATGATGGAAGCCTTTAACCAAATTGAAATTAAAAAACAAAGCGATAACAGATTGATTTCGCTTTTAGAACAGGATAAAATTAACCAAATAGAAGTACAATTATGATTTCATTTACAGAATTTACAGAAATATTGAAATACGAAGCCGATGTAATGCGTTATACTAGATTAAGCGTTTACGAAAGATGGTCGATTTCACAAGAAAGAAGTTTATGTTTAAGCCAAGATGGAAGAAAGTCCTATTTAAGCAAAAAAACTTATGCAACTTGCGAGGAGTTATTAAAAGAAATTAAAGAAACTAACTGGGGAAGAATATGGGAAAAAATATAAAAGAAGCTGCTGAAAATTATGCGCATAACTATTTTGATATGCACGAAACAAATAATTACAAGGCATTAAAACAAGGATTTGAGAAAGGTGCTAAATGGCAACAAGAAAGAAGTTATAGTGAGGAAGATATGGAAAAAGCTATTAAATTTGGAGCCGAAGGGATGTATGGTTGGCAAATGGGAGAAGAAGGGTATTATGTTAACCAAGTAAAAAGATTTTTAGAAACATTTAATTTATAGGAATTATATTATTTATTATAACTTTATTTAGCCAAAATGATAAGAGATAGACTTTTAGAGATAAACCAAGAAACATGGAACTCTGATAAAATAGATAAACAAGAGGAGTTTGTAAAAGAATTTGCAATAGGATTTAGTAGGTTTTTAAAACTATTAAAAATGAACCATCCAGAGTTATACTGGAGTAAAAATGTGGATGAATTAATTGAAATTTACCAAGATGAAAATAGAGGATAATAACTTAATGGTAACAGTATCTGGAGGTAGAAGTTCTGCTATGATGGCTAGACATATTCAAACAAGTAGTAAATATTCTGAATATAAAAAAGTATTTGTTTTCTGTAATACAGGAATGGAAAGACCTGAAACAATTTATTTTCTTAAAAATATTGAGAAATATTGGAAAATTCCAATAGTAAAAATTGAAGGTGTTTATTCAAATATTTTAAGAACTGGAGTTAAATATAAAATTGTTGATTGGGAAAATATGAATATGACTGGAAAACCATTTTCTAGAATGATTGAACACAAAAACAAAGGTATATTTGAAGGATTACCAAACCAAGATGCACCTTATTGTTCTGAAAATTTAAAAACACTTCCTGCTAAAAAATTATGTGATGATATTTTTGGAGTAAATAAATATAAAATCGCAATAGGATTTAGAAAAGAAGATATGCCAAAGCGAATTTCTTGGGCTGAAATTAAAGAACAAAAGCAAAAGATATTCCCACTACTTACAGATTTTAAAACTCCTATTTCTCAACTCGATTTGAATAAATTATGGAAAAAAGAAAAGTTTAAACTTGAAATACATGGAAAATATGGAAATTGTGAATTATGTTGGAAAAAATCAGATAATAATTTAATTGAAAATATTATTTTTGGAACTAGATTTATTGATTGGTTTAAAAAAGAAGAATTAAAATATAATAGTGTTTCATTTAGAAATCATAAATCAATAAATGATTTAATTAAACTTTCAGAATTACCAAGAACTGTTGAAATGGAATTAGAAACTGAAGACGATTTTAATTGTGTTTGTAACTTTTAAAAAATTAAAAAATGAAAATAGAAGATAAAATTACCAATAGCGTAATGAGTTGCCAAATTGCACTTAACCAACTCGAGCAGATAAAATATACACCTTACTATAAACAATCGCTTAAAAACAAATTAAATAGCGTTTTGGTGGAACTTATCAAAGCAGAAGCGAACCACTATGATAAATTCTTTGAACGTGATGATAATGCTACCGATGCGGTATATTCAGTTTTCGATACGTTTATAAAAAAAGTTAGTGAAATAGCCATTTACGATATGGAAAATATTTGTCATATTATAGATGCTTATCGAAAGGACCAAAAAAGTATTGAAGGAATTGTAAACAAAATTAATAGATAATGACACCAAAAGAGAAGGCTAAAGAATTAGTAACTAAATTCAATCATTTTCACGATACTGAAAAAAAAGAGTATATTCTATACCAAGATCCTACTGAAAGTATCCGTTGCGCTTTAATATGCGTTAATGAAATAATAGAAGCTATTGAATGGCACGAATATGAAACTCCAAATAAAGAAATTAAATTTTGGCAAGAAGTTAAAACCGAAATCGAGAAACTATGAAATACACAAAGGAACAAGCACAGAAAGCAAAGGAAAAACAAGAAAGAAAATCTTTGCCAGATGTAAAAATTGAATACGGATTTTATATAATTGAAAGTAAATTAAATAAAAACGCATTTAATTAAAATAAAGTATTATATTTGCATAACAAAACGACAAGTAAGGCGGTCGAACGAAAAAAACAAATCCCGAATTTTAAGAGTGCCTTACCTCTTTTAGTTCGGGTATTTATTTAAAAAAAAATGGAAACATTATTAAAAATTTTACAAGAAAAAATGTTGTTAATTGAGCAACTAGAAAGCCAATTGATTGAACAAACAAAAAAAGCAGAAGAAAGCACTAAAACTATGCTTTACTGGTATGAAAAGTTTAACGCTTTAAAAACTACAGAAAATGGAAACTAAAACCGACTGGAGACAATACCGTAAATCTACACACCTTGCAAGTGCTGATTTAGATGCTATGGAAACTGCTGGAACTAAATTGATTTTCAGCATTAAGGAAGTAAAGTACGAAACAAATGTAGATGTTTCAGGAACTAAAATGGACGGTATATTTTTACACTTTGTAGAAAATATTAAACCTTTAAAATTAAATTCTACTAATAACAAAATTTTAGCTGGATTTGCTAAAAAAAATGGGTTAATCGGTAAAGAATGCCACGTAATAGAAAATTGGAAAGGTATGTTAATCGAGTTGTACGTTGACAGGATGGTAAAAATGATGGGAGCGATTACCGACGGTATACGAATTAAGCCATTACAGCCAGTTTTAAACAAAGTATTACCAAACTTTACCGAGGCTAATTTTGAAGCTGCAAAGAAAGCTAATGCAACTATTGAAATGATTACTAAAAATTATACATTAACTAAAGAAATTGAAACAAAATGGAACAATTACAAAGGATAGATAGTTGGAAGCAACAACGCTATGGGAAATTTACGGCATCCGAAATTATTAAAATACTTGGGGTTCGTGGAATTGGTGAAACTGGCAAAAATTACGCTATTGATAAAGCTATCGAATCGCTTTACGGAGAGTTTGAAGAAAACTATATTAGCTTCGATATGCAAAACGGGATTGACACAGAACCCTTGGCGTTTGCAAAGTTTAAAGAATTAAAATCTTTGGAGTTTTTAGAAGTAACTAACTGCGGTTTCTTTGATAACTGCGAACACTCGGGAGCGTCTCCAGATGGTTTAGTTTCGGACAATGCAATTTTAGAAATTAAATGTCCAAAATCTAGTACATTTTTTAAATTAGTCGCTACAAACGAAGTTGATCCGAAGTATTACGCACAGATGCAGATGCAAATGTTATCCACGGATAGAAACAAGGCGTATTTTTTCAACTATTTAGTTCACGAGGGAACAGAATACCATCATGAAATTATCGTTGAACGTGACGAGGTTATGATTGAAAAAATAAAAGAACGATTACAGGAAGTAATCAAAATTAAAAATGAATACATTAACAAAATTAAAACAAATCAACAATGGAAATTTTAGGAACGATTAAAGTAATTGGAGAAACGCAAGAAGTTTCTGCATCCTACAAAAAAAGAGAATTAGTAATATCTACTGAAGAACAATATCCGCAAAGTATCTCGATTGAATTCCCACAGGATAAAGGAAGTTTATTAGATTTTTACGAAGTAGGTCAATCGGTAAAAGTATCAATCAATTTAGGGGGTCGAGAATGGGTTAATCCTGCTGGAGAAACTAAATATTTTAATTCTGTAAAGGGTTGGAAAATCGATAAAAACTAACACTAACAAAACGCCTCATTAACTTGGGGCGTTATTTACTATTTATAGAAAAATATTAGTATCTTTGTCAAAATAGGAGTGGAAGCCTAAATAAAAACTTATTAAAAATGCCTTATTAATTGCGACTTCCACCGCTTTTAGTAGGGCATTATCTTTATAATGAAAAAAATATTAAGACTTTACCAACAAGATTTGTTGGATGAAATCCTGCAAAATAAAGCACAAAAGTTATGCGTTCAACTTTCGACAGGTGGAGGAAAAACAGTTATTTTTACCGAGTTAGTTAGTCAATTAGACACTAAAACTTTAATTCTAGTAAATAGTATTGATTTGGTAAATCAAACCGTAGAAACGTTTAAAAAACAAGGTTTAGATGTTGGTTGTGTTTTAGCTGGAAATAAAATTTTTCCGCAAAATAAAATTATAGTCGCTATGGTTCAAAGCTTATGGAATAGACGCTCTAAACTTCCAAACTTTAATCTTTGCGTAATAGACGAATGTCATATAGCTATATTTGATAAGTTAATACCATTTTTAAAAGATGCTCGAATTATTGGATTTACAGCAACACCCGTAAGAATGGGGCGTTATAAAATCAATGATAATCAAACGGCTCAAAAAACTTTATCCGATGTGTACGACGATATTGTATGCGGCAAACCTATTAAATGGTTAATGGATAACGGTTATTTAATGCCCGAACAAAATGTTTTTTTTGAGTTTGATAAGTCAAATTTAAAAACTGATTCGAGTGGAGAATATACTTCTAAATCTATGGAAACTACATTTCAAGCTGAAAACTATCAAAAATCTTTAAAACTTACCTATGAAAAATATTGCGAAGGTAAAAAAACAATGATTTTCACAAGTAGTTGCTCAACTAATTTAGTTTACCAAGAATTATTTAAGGATAAAAATACAAAAATTTACGATTCTAAAAGCGATGGAGAAAATAGAACCGATATAGTAGATTGGTTTAAAAATACACCAAATGCAATTTTAATAAATACGGGTTGTTTTACAACTGGCTTTGATGTTTGCGATGTAGAAGCTATCATAATGGCTAGAGCAACTAAAAGCCTATCTTTATGGATTCAGATTGCAGGACGTGGAGCAAGACCAACCCAAAAAACCGATAAGCCTTATTTTTTATTAGTAGATGGTGGAAACAATAACGAAGAGCATCAAGTTTTTAGTTTTAACCGTGATTGGAAAAAAATATTTTCAGATAAAAATATAAAGGATATTGTCGAAAGTATACAAGAATGCAACTTTTGCGGATTTACATTTTTAGAAAGTGAAAAAATTTGTCCTAATTGCGGCGAAGAAGTTCCAGAAAAAGAACCAGGAGAAGAACGAGAGAAAAAAGAATTTGAATTATTTACTCAAGCTTCCGAAATTCCTATTCCTAAATTTAATTTGGATTTTCACATAAGCAAAGGTTCGACAAAATACGAAGCGTTAAAAAGTGTTTCAATAGCTTGGATTCATTTTTTAAAATTAAAAGAAATAAAAGAAGAAACTTTTATTTATCATTGGGATAAACAATTTAAAGAAAAATTTATAATACATTTACGACCCATTTATTTTAAAATTTTATCCTCAATGCTTAAAGACGGTAAACACATGAAATATGATACATTTATTCAAAAAATATTAACCGAAACTTATTTAAAAAAATATGGAACAAATAAAATTTAGTAGCTATAAAACGGTACAGGATAAAAACAAAATTGATATTGATTTGCAATTTTACATAGATAGTGTAAAAAATGGTAAATATCAGGATATAATTTTAGGAGCACGAGCGGTTAAAAATGACAAGCAAAAGTATAAAGAGTTCAAATCTCAAATGCCTTGCATAACAGGTTCTGCAATTATGAATCAAGGTTCTAAAATTGAAAGTAATATTCAAGAAATGAATGGGTTAATTGTTATTGATATTGATGATACGGTAGATATTGAAACTATTACTAAAATTAATTTGGATAAATATACATTTATTTCACATAGAAGTTTTGGCGGAGATGGTGTTTGTATTTTTGTAAAAATTAATCCTAATAAATTTTTAGAAAGTTTTAATGAATTAGGTCAATATTATTGGGATAATTTTAATTTAACTATTGATCCAAGTTGCAAGAATAAAAATCGTTTGCGTTATTTTAGTTACGATCCATATTTATTTTATAATGATAAAGCAAAAAAATATATTGCAAAATCAAAAATAGATAAAATTAAAAAAGAAAATTTTATTTTTGTTCAAGATGATTTTAGTATAATTTTAGATAAAATTTCTACTATTGACCTTTGTCAAGATGACTATTCACGTTATGTTAATATTGGATTTGCTATTGGTTCACAATTTGGAGAAAATGGATTAAATTATTTTAAATCTATTTGCCAAAATGGATCTAAATACAATCCTAAAGATATTGAAAAACATTATAAAAACTTTTGTAAAGCTGGAAGTGTAACTATTGCTACTTTTTATCATTATGTTAAACAGGAAGGAATAGAAATTTATAGCGAAAAAACAAAGAAAACAATAACAACGGTTGCAGCACAAAAAGCACAAGGGACACCAACAATAGAAAGCGTTAAAAAACATATTACAGAAGTTTTAAAATTAGACGCTCCGGATGAAAATTTAATTAAACAATTAATTGAAAGTAAAGTTGATTATTCTGCAGGAATTGAAAACGATGAAACTGAAGTAAACCAATTAAAAATATTTATTGCTGAAAATTTTAACCCTATTCGAGATACAATAACAAACGAAATTTTTATAAATGGAGTTTTACTTGATGATATAAAATTAAATACAATTTATTTTGCTGCTAAAAATTGTTTAGATTTTAATGTAAATAAATCCGATGTTCGGGATATGATAAATTCAGAAGCTACGCAAAACTATAACGCACTAAATGAATTTTTTAAATTTAAAACTTTTGAAGCTGGAACTATTGAAAAATATGTTGACTGCATAGAACCTAAAACAGAATTTAACAAATGGGCGTTTAAAAAGTGGATAGTTGGCTCTGTTCACAATTGGTGTAGTCCAACTCACGAAACTAAAGTAAGCCCTTTAACACTTGTTTTATGTGGAAAAAAACAAGGAACAGGTAAGACTTCATTTTTTCGTAATTTAATGCCTAAAGAGTTATCAAAATATTTAATAGAGCACAAAATCGATTCAAAAGATAAAGATAGTATTTACAACCTAGTTAAGGGGCTTGTTGTTTTAGACGATGAATTTGGGGGTTTAGCCACAAAAGATGTGAAAGACTTTAAAAAAATAGCAGACGCAAATCAAATTGACATCCGTTTGCCTTATTCGGCTTTTTATTCAAAAATGAAACGTAAGGCGTCATTATGCGGAACAAGTAACGATATATCAATTTTAAAAGATGTTACGGGAAATCGTAGGATTTTGCCTATAAATGTATTTTCTATTGATTATGATAAAATGATTTTAATTGATACAGATAGTTTATGGCGTGAGGCATTTAGTTTATGGCGTTCTGATTTTGATTGGAAAATTTATAATAGTGATGACATTGATTTTTTAGCAGCTAATACAAATATAAATTTAGAAGTGTTGCCAGTTGAAGAATTATTTTTTAATACGTTTTCAATCAAAGAAACAGAAGAAAAAAGCGAAAGAAGAATAATGAATCAGGGAGAAATTTTAAATTATCTAAATATTTTTACTTCAATTAACGTTTCAAAATATGATGTGAAAGATATTTTTATAAAAAATAATTTAGATTACAAAAATTATAAAATAAAAGGAATTATTAAAAAAGGAGTTGAACTATTTTTAAAGCCAGAACACGCTCCAATTTCAAATGAAGTTCCGTTTTAAAGGTTACCTAGTTACCTAAAGTTACCTAAATTTTAAAAAATAGGTAACCGCTTTAAACTTAGTGAGAGTAAGACTTAAGGCTATATAGTTACCTAGTTACCTAATATTATTATAATAAAGTATATATACATTTCATTTTTATATAATATACACATTAATGAATTTTTATATTTATATCTATATAAGTTTTTTTTGTTAGGTAACTGGTAACTTTTTACATAAACAATTAATTATTAATACTTTAACGGTTACCTAAATTATGACAGAAGCACAATTACAAAACGAAATCGTAGTTTTTTATAGAAATAATTACCAAATGCACGGCAAAGGTTTGATTTTTTCAGTCGCAAACGAATCAACATATAAAAATAAAACTTTTAAAGCAACTGGTACCATGGCGGGAGTTTCAGATTTAATAGTAGTAACTCCAAAAAAAACAATTTTTATTGAATTAAAAACAGAAATTGGAGTTCAAAGCGAAGTACAAAATAAATTTCAAAAATCAATTGAAAATTTAAACCACGAATATTATTTAATCAGATCACTAGAACAATTTAAAAAAATATTATGAAAACAGAATACAGAACAAAAGCAGAAATAGCACAAAAGAACTTGAAATATAGACGCACTAAAGCGCAAATGAATGAATACTATGCCAATAACAAAGAAAAATTTAATAAAAATCGTAT